TAGACCACCGCATTACTTGGTGGGAGGCATAGAGGCAATAGACGTGATTAAAAGTCGTTTGACTAAAGAAGAATATATTGGGTATCTAAAAGGATGTAAGTTAAAGTATGACTTACGTTATCCATTTAAAGATAATCCACAACAAGATTTACAAAAGTCTGATTGGTATAAGAACAAGTTATTAGAGGCTACACAAGATGATGATGCAGATTATATTCCACCAGAACTAGAAGCTCAATTACAAAGGTTTGATGATGAGTAAAATCTATTGGATATTCATTACTGTTTTAGCTGCACTAGCTATTTGGGGAACAGAAAATGCTTTTGCTGCAACTACTACTATACTAGCACCTGATGGGTCTGTAACAGTATGTCAGGTTGGTAGTAATGGGATAGTTATCTGTGTCTAATGGTATGCGTAATAGCCAAGCTGCTCATGTAGACTTTGGTTTTTTGCGTGGAGCAATAAAAAGCAATCCTAAAGTTATACCTGTTAATTTAGATATGGTATATGAACATAAAGGTCATTTTTTATTTGCAGAATGGAAGCGTGAAAACGAAGAAATTAGCGATGGTCAAAAGATACTATTAAGAAATTTGGCAAACCTACATACAGTATTGCTAATTATTGGGCATAGTGATGAAACTTCAACTGAAGTAAAAGATTTTTATTGGGTTCGTGGATTATATATGACCCATGTTGGAAAAGGTATAGACGCATTAAAAGATTATATAGATGATTGGTGGAATGAATATTAGTCATCCATAGGTGTTAGTTCACCGTAAAGAGCTAGTTCTTCCCCTGATATTTCTATAATAGAGTCGTCATCTAGTCCTATGACAATAGTGCTATCGCCATGCAATGCTTCACAAGATATGATAGTTCTACCTAACATGTGATTACAGATAATCTCTACTTCTGAACGTTGCATAATTTTCCTATATATTTACTAAAGAATCTTTGGCAATTTTTTCTGATTTAACAGACCTTGCCCACGACCCACAATTTTGACATTGATAGCGTTGATAAATAGCAGTCCTACTTCTTTGTGTACCACGAGATTGTAATTTGCGTGAAGCACAATTAGGACAACAAACGTCAGCAGAATATGCGTTATGATTTGGATGTTGTTTAATCCAACCCTTGAATTTATCGTAGACTTTCTCAAGTAATATAACATCATTCTTATTATATTCTTCCATTGTTTTCCATGCCTTACGGTCATCATTCATACACTTGACCCATAAAGTATGACCTTCATGTGCTGTCTTACTACCTAATCCTAAAGCCTGTGCAACATAATCTAATTTGTTAGAAACAAATCTAAACTGTCTACGAGCTACTTGTAATAAATCTATCTGTTTGGAGGGTGCTGGAGGTGGCATACCAGAGAGTAAGAACTCTTTGTGTAGTATTGGTATGTCAAACCTAGAACCGTTGTAGTGAACTATGGCATCAGCTTCGTCAAGAAGTTTATGCACAGAGTCTAGCATCTTTTGTTTGCCAGATTTTTGAATAGAGTCAAACATGATTTTAGATTCACCGTACCACTTGGCTGCATAGCAAAGAGTGTAAGATGATTCTAGTAATTGGTTTATAGAGATGTTCTGGTCAAAGATACCCCAGACATGAGCAGTATTTGGTGCTACTTCTATATCAATTAATAATATTTTCATAGTAGTCTCTAAAGTTGAGATACTTTATTATATACTAGATAAATAATTAACATGAGTAATACATATTTAAAGTGGTCTATAGCACAAAGGATATCGCAGATAAGATAATCTAGCATATCTTAATTGTAGCTGTTTTAGCTTTCTTTAGTTTGTCAAAGAACTTCTTATAAGCTATTTTAGAGTTACCTATGAAGTCTTTACCTGCCCATGTTGAGCCAAGTAATATACATCCATCTGTATCTGCTGAAGTGTTGCCTGAATGAATACGAACGCCTGTAAAGTCAGGAACGTTTAGTATGTGTGGCATGTCTTGTTTAAATCGTACAGAAGCGTCTATAATGAGTTTATATTCACCGGTAGGGATAGCAGTCTTACCTAAGACTTTAGTGCCATTTCTGACTACATCTTCTAACGTATAACATTCATATACACCATCTACATACATCTTGCCTATAGTATGCGTATCTTTAAATTCAAACCTTTTAACTTCAATCAACATAAGAATTAATATACTCCAATGCACGAGTTAAGTAATCCATAGCTGCCATAAATACTAAACAAATACCCATGACTACAAATAGCAGTCCTACTACGATAAGTTTAAGTATAGATAAACCGATAAAGTTAAGTATGTTTAGAAATATCATTTCTTTTTGATATAGAACAGACTACGTTCACCAAATAAATAGAATCCTACAGCACTAGCAAAGTTATCTACTTCTTGTGTAGCCATACCTTGTAGGTGCATTGTAGCCCATGTGCCTAATACGATAAGACCAATCATAGGTCGCATAAGTCTAGTAATAGCTTCTACCCAAGGATAAGATGGGTTACCAGAACCTGCTTCATTCATTACTTTAAAAAACTCTAAGTCAATGTTTTTCATCTGAGCATATTGTTCTATAGTAGCTGGTTTAAATTGGTCAGGTGCTATAAAGCGGTTGATAAGAGATTTGCCTAAGTCCATTACAACTGGAGCAAAAGCAGATAACATGGTGATTGGGTCCATTATAGTTCCTTAGGGTCAAAGCCATACATCTTGGCTACACGTTTTTGTAGTTTTAAGAATAAACCTTTGTGACTAGCATACTGTTCTGTTTTAGGTGAATCTAGATATACGCACATGTGAATAATCTCATGGCATAAAGTCATTAAGACAGGATATAGATGAGAATGACGTGCAGTAGATATAGTTATAACATGAGGTTCACCTTGTTCTGGTGGTTCATATTGCCCACATATAGTATCGTCATGCAACACTACGAAATCAACGCGGGAAGCGGGAGGAAGTTTAAACTCATCAAATATCGGCATGTCAATTAGAGCAGAATAAAGATTGCTTATATTTTGCTCTGTAATCCACATTTTATTTTGCCATCCAATGATTAGCAATGAATGTTATAAAACCACCGATAGCAGAGGCAATAGCCATACCTGCCCAGAAGCCACCTTTAGACTTGTTTGCAAGCTCTAAAAGTAATTTAATATCTACTTCTAAACTATCTACTTTATGTTCTAAATTTTGAACTTGGGCTATAAGTTTCCCATATTGGATTGGGTCTATTTCGTTACTCATTATTGTCCTTGCTCTTGGTTGTTTAGTAAGCCTTGATATGGCACAAAAGGTGCTGTTCTAGGACTATATTGTGGAGTAGCAAGCATTCTTTGAGCTTGTGGTGTCATTAACCCATATCTTGATGCAATTCTTGCAGGAGCTAAAAGTGATAATGCAGGAACACCTGTAAACAAATCAACACCAGCACCAGCACCAGCACCATACAAATCTAATGCTGAAAATGGAGCAGGAGCTTCTGCTACTACTTTAGTTGTCTTAGGGAATGCTTTAGCATATTTACCTACTAAAGCTAATTCACCTGTAATAGGCACACCTTGGTCTAATTGTTTAGCTATCTTTCTAGCGTCTACAACTCCTGTTTGTGGGTTCAATGCTTTTTCTACTGTAAATGTTTTAGCAATGTATCTTCTTGCATTTCTAAATTGGTCAATTAATTCTGGTTGACCTAACTTAACAACATGGTTCTCAATTGCTTTTTCTAGCTTATCTGCTTCAGCTAAATATCTATTACCACGTGCAACTTCTTTAGGGTTAGGTTTCATAATGTTAGTGCCAGACCTTAAGTAAGCACTACCATCACTACGTAACTCTTTTAACCTTTGAATAGCTGTTGCAGCATCCATACTATAAGTATCCGGTATGTCTTGCATAAGTGCATTTTTACCACCTGTTACTTTATTAACACCTGTCACAATATTAGAGAATGGATTTTTATTTCCAAAGCTAATAGTACCTGTTTCAGCAATTGCTTCATAAGCAGGATATACAGATGTTCTAGCATTATCTAAAACTTCTGTTGTTAATGGTGCATCTTCAGGTAAGTCTAAATATCTTTTAGTAAGATTGTTTGTAACTTGTTGGTTTCTAGCACTAGCTAATTCTTCTGACTTAAATTTACCAGAAACACCTTCTAAGAAACGACCTGTTTTTGTGCCACCTACATCTGTAGGCAATGCAACATAACCAGCATCTCTACCTAGTTTTAATGTTTCATCTCTATTAGCATTTTGTAATTGTTGAGTAGATGGTCCAATAGCTTTTGGTCTAACAAGTCCAGCACCAGCAAGACCGCCACCTAAACCTGCTAAAGTTTGTGCAATTTGACCACCACCTAATTCTTGTGCTGTTGCTTGTCCTAATCCACCACCTGTAGCTGCTGCTGCTTGTGTAGGTGCGTTTGCAGTAAATGCTTGTTGAATAGTTTGACCTAATTGTGATGTAGGTTTAAATAGTTGACCAATACCTGCTGTTCCTAGTGTGCTTGCTAAAGCTCTTGATGGACCTGCTACCATTCTTTCTAAACCTGTTGATGGCTTAGGTAAGTTTAATGTTTCAGCAAGTGGTCTTGCTTGTAAACTTTCAGGCAATACCATATTTAAAGCACCACGAACAGGTGAAGCTAATACGTCAGCAGCTTCTGTTAAGTAACGACCTGTTAAACCTAATTGTCTTTGTAATCTATCTGCGACAGGAGGTAATGCAGTAGCTTGTGCTGTTTTCTTAACACCTAAGTAAGCGTCAGGGTCAAAACCTTGAGTAATACCTAAGTATTCATCAGGATTAAATTCTGCCATGTTATAGTCCTAGTCTTTGTTTTATTTGAGCTGCTCTTGGGTCTGTAGGGTTAGAGTTAGCCCAATCTAAAGCCTGTTTATCTTGTCCAGATAATTCTTTAGGTTTTGCTCCAACACTACCGCCACCTTCTTTTGTCATACGCAATACGTCTTGTTCAGCTTGCTGTCTAGCACGTTCTTTTTGTGCAATGATACTTGGGTCAGTTTCACCAAATCTAGGAAAGAATGTTTCTACGTTCTTTCTAATTTCATCTTTAGTTGCAGCAGCACCTGTTTTAATACGTAAGAATGACTCTGACCATTGCTCTTGAATTTGTCTTGCACGTTGAGCTTGTGGTCCAGCTAAACCTCTTAATGGTGTTCCTGCTAAATTAACTGCTGTTTGTGATACAGTACTTGATGGGTCAAAACCTTCTTGCTGTAACCTTCTTAATTCATCACTTGCACTTGTCATTTGGCTAAAGAATGTTGCTGCTTTAGCTTGTGACTCTGTGGCTGCTTTTTCTTGTTTAGGTTTAATTTGTGGGTTAGTAACAATATTACCGCTTATGTCTTTAATAGGTAGTCCTGGTACTTTTGGCACAAATATCCAATTACCATTTACATCTTGCTGAGCTGCTTCATAGTTTTGAGTAGCTTTAATAGTATCTTGTTTTGGCATTAAGTCAGCATAATTACCTGACTTTTGAAATAATGATAATGATTTAGGTGTGTAGTCAGATGTGTTAATTTTACCAAATGGACTTTCACCTTTTTCCATACCAGATATTTGTTTTAAGTCACCTAAGTTACCTGATTGTTGATATGCAGCTAATGACTCTGTTGTAAACTTAGTAGGGTCAATATTACCAATGTTAGTACCACGTGCTTGAGATATTGGTTTTAATACACCATAGTCTTTAGTTTTTTGAAACTCAGAAATAGACTCTGGAGTAAATTTAGCAATATCAACAGTTCCAAATGGGTCATTTCTACCAGCTAGTAATTGCTGTCTATATAGGTTATTAAGTGCAGTATCAACTGTTCCTTGAGATGCTCCCATACCACCCATATATGCTTTAGCTAAATATGGTAAAGCAGAGCCTGTATTTAAATTCTTAGGTGTAGCTAAATAGTTAGCAATAGTACCTATACCACCAGAAATTAATGCTTGATTACGTAATTTTTCTTCTTGTGCTGGGTCTAAAATTCCTGTTGGAATTGGTGTTCCAAATATATTAAGTCCTGCAAAATAATCTTGTAATGCCATGATTTATCCTAATAATGATAATGGGTATTTACGTCTTGGTATTTGTGTCGTTAATAATGGCTCATATTGTATTGAACCTTTGCCACGACTTACTTGGGCTGGTTGAGCTTGCATTGGCTGTGGTTGTTGGTTCATAGCTCCATAAGTATCTAATGCTAATTTGCCATATCCTAATGGGTTATTCATAAGAACATCTCCTGGCATAATATTACTAATGTTACTACCTAAAGAACCTAAGCCTGTGCCTATTTGAGATAAAGTACTTCCAGCACCTGTATATAATGGCATGCCAGATGTAGCACCTGCAAAGTATGATGGGTTTAAATATGTTCCTGTAGCTGGGTTGAATATAAGTCCTGCTGATTCAATAGTTCCTGCTGCTGCTGTTCCTGCAGTACTACCTGCTGTTCCTGCTGCTGTTCCTGCTGCTGTGCCTGCTGCTGTGCCTGTTCCCGCTCCTGCTCCACTTCCTGCTGCTGCTCCACCTGCACCACCTAAAGCACCACCCAATGCTCCACCTGCACCACCTAAAGCACCACCAATAGCTGCACTTTCTAATGATTTACCTAAACTTTTACCTTGAGCCAAAGATGTTCCACCACTAATTGCTGCACCTACCATTGCTGCTGTTATTGGGTCAGCCATTATTTGCCTACCTTTCCTACTACGTAGCAAATAGGTTCTAAAATAGCACGATAAATCATGCCAATATTATTTCTAGTTTTACCTCTTTTTTGTTTCCAGATATCAGCAGTCCTATGTCTTGCGATATGCTCTAAAACACCCCTTAAAATGCGTTGTAGAGTGCTTTTCTCGCCACTCTTATAAGCATAGGTTACTAATGGTAAGAATAGAGCGTGATAACCTTTTTCGTATGCTGGGTCTAAGTCTTTAGATTGAGCTAACCAAATAGCGTTACGGAAGCTACCAAAGCCATATTCAGAATTCATAGCTGTGCAGACTATCTTGCCACCACCGGATGATTGGGTAGTAGATACACTTCCCATAGGTGATTGACCAATAAGATTAGCGTAGTTTTGTAGTTTTTGATAAGGTAAGTTTTGTTGATAATTGAATCTGTCAATATCAGCTTGCAATGCTTGAGATTGATAATCTTCAGCAGTTTTACCTACATTAGCTAATTGTTGAATATCTGCATAATCAGCTTGTGCAAGACCAGGTGCGCCCATAGCAGCAGCTTCTTGTC